GTGGCTCTGATGATCGAAGACGATCTGGACTTGGATCTTGTCAGGTTCTGGAACTTTACATGGAAGGATTTCTATGGTAAGATTCCTTATGACTGGGACGTTTGTCAGATCTCAATCATCTGTACGGGTGATGTCCACGTCAAAATCCACAAGAGATTCGTCAATGAATTCTCTACGGCTGCGTACCTAATTACAAGGCACCATGCAGAGAAGTTAATCCGTCTTCACTGTAGGGGTAATAAGTACAAACTTGATAATGACGTAAGACCCAGACCGGTTGCTGATGATCTCATCTACAATTCGGGAAACACTTACGCCATTCCTCTTTTGTTATATCGGACATTGTTTGAGTCCAGCATTCACCAGGACCATGTGGAGGTGTTCCACAAGAGCAACTATCAAGCTCAGTTTAACTACTGGTCACAAGCTGGAGCTCAAATGTCTATTGAGGATTTAATGAACTTCGATCCATACCTTGGTAGGGTTTCCAACCCATCAGGAGGACAAGCTCAAAATCCTGGGTAGTATATATACTTAACCTTTTGTCAATTTTTAGACAGGGGTACTAACAAGGGATTGTCGATCCCTTTTCCATCTGTGGGTAACCATTCCACAAGTAAAAACGAGGTAAAAACTAATGTTCAAATCTGTATTCGCAGCTCTGTCTGCTTCCGCACTTTCCGCAGGCGCTGCCCTTGCAGGTCCCTACGTCAACGTCGAAACCAACGCTGGTTGGGTCGGTGATGACTACAGTGGTGCTGTAACCGATCTGCATGTCGGCTACGAGGGTGACCTGGGTGAGTCCGCTGCTTGGTACGTCCAAGGCGGTCCTGCTCTGGTATCTGTTGACGGCGAAGAGACCGAAACCGAAATCTCCGGTAAGGTTGGTGCTTCCGTTGCTATCACCGAAAGACTCGGTGCTTATGGCGAACTCTCCATGCTGACCGCTGACCAGGACTTCGATGACCTGAACGTAGGTGGTAAGCTGGGCGTCAAGTTCAGCTTCTGATTCACGGATTCCGTGTTATAATATAGGGAGCTTCGGCTCCCTTTTTTATTGTCTATTAAAATTCTATGGACTATGAATTACCTACACTCTGTGTAAGGAGTGTAACGCCGTCTCAGACAGACGGAAAGTTTCTTTTAGATATGCCCTCCCTATGGACCGATGACGGACCTGTAGAGGTGTCTCAGAAGGTTGTTGATTATGTAATGGTTGATCCGTATCAAGTTCCAATGTGTCCTCCTGGTTATCCCAACCCTCCCAATGAAGAAAGTAATTAATATTCTTTTCCACCCGTTCTCCCTAATCATCCTGGGGAGTGCGGGTATTTTATCTTTCATAGAACTCATGCATATCTCCTACCATCACAAGATGGAGCATGATATTCACGGTCATGTCAGGGAATACTGTCGTAACAACCCTGATGTGTGCCAGTACAAGGACTGACAGTGTTGACAAATGTAAAGAAATTATATATAATGTAACAATACTTCACAGGAGTTATTATTGTGACTGTTAGCACTAATGATCAAGGGCAACAAAACATGTGGGCTAAAGAGCCCCGTATGTACATTGACCAGACCGCAGCTGAGCGCTATGGTTATGAGACCCATGCTGAGAAAGCAGAGAAGCTGAATGGCCGTACCGCCATGCTCGGTTTCGTTGCTGCAGTTGTTTCTTATGCAACTACTGGAAGTTTGTTCTTCTTTGGTTTGTTTGGAATCTGACACATACTTGACATTGCTCAGTATCTTTTATACAATATAATAGTATAAATTACCTAGACAAGAAACCGATGGCGTCTTATTCTATTACTATCAAGCAGCCCGACGGGACTGAAACTTCTTTCCAATGTGAGGATGATCAATACATCCTCGATGCTGCTGAAGAAAACGGACTAGACCTACCCTACTCTTGTAAAGCCGGAGCATGTTCCTCATGTGCTGGTAAGGTAGTAAGTGGATCTGTCAACAACGATGAACAATCGTTCCTTGACGACGATCAAATGGAAGAAGGTTATTCTCTTCTCTGTGTTGCTCTTCCCACTAGTGATTGTGTAATCGAATCTGAACAAGAAGAAAATCTGTATTGATGCCAAATCCAAACCAACTCCATGAAGACATGGAGAGATTGAACGCCCTTTACGAAGAACTCTGCTGGGGGCACGATGATGAACTTATTTTCACTCACGAAAATGGCAGAGTCGTTATTTACAACAACACTTTGGAGAAAACAAATGAACGAAAAGGCAGAACGCATT